ACCATATTGGCTGGCCTAATGCTTGGGAGCCTGGACCATCGAAACAATGCGTCCCCCTCGGCGTGTGGATCATCAGTATATCATGCCCCACATCGGTGACCGTTTCGACGTAAATATTTGCAAGCTCGACATCAGTGTAGCGTTTCAGCGTTTCGTCAATTTCGCGGGTGCTTATCTTTGTAGAACCGCCACCATTGGCAAGATATACGCCGATGCTTTCGCCTTTACCGCCTCCAATGAAGGCGACACCATCCAGAAATTTTGTGGCAGTATGGGTTCCTACCGTTCCCCGCGTTACCTGCGCACCGTTAATGCGAGAAAACGGGAAGTTATTCCCACCAACGTTGGTGAACACCTCAATCGTGTACCTGTTCACTGCATAAATTTCGTTCCGCAGCTTCACGAGGCATTTGATCGGGTCTGGATCAACCTCAGATGATCCATACTTGAGCGGATCTACTGAAAACGGATTATTCAATTCTGTAACAACAAGGTTTTCTCCGTCAGTGGTCATGAAATATCCGTCGACCCAAACCACATCTATGACGGTGCCGAGATCCACATCAGTGACCTGTGTGAGCGTAGTCTTGTCATAAAGGAACAGGTTGCCGCCGGATGCGATGGCGAGATACGAAAAGCTGTAGGCCATGGAGACATGACTACCACTACCAACATCACCAATAGTTGTAACCGTACCGTCTGACGATACATACACAAGCTTCGTACCCATCACACGATAGCAAGCGCCATCCCATTCAATACCGCCACGTGTGGTACCCGGCCCTGTTCCGGTCTGCACTATGCCATCAGCATTTCGCAGATATCCTTCAGATATGCCCTGAATCTTCGGAACGGGCACCATATTTACAGGGTAGCTTGTGCGAAAGTCCGGGCTGGCATCAGCATAAATGCCTGAAACGATAGGGATTTGCGTCATTTGTCACCGTTTTTCACCAGCCAATAAACAGATATGACTACAATGATGATTGTGAGAATTTCGGCCATTTTGCTTCCTTTGCTGCGTTTGATATAAGTACGCGAGCATGAAACACCAAAATCAACCGATGCGATACCTGGTTTAAATGTAGCAAGTCAGGACATTTCAAATATAGCCCGGTCCTTCATCAACCAGATTAATTCGGTGCTTCAGTTTATATCCAGCCCCGCCGGGGATTGCGCCCGTGTCCATTTCGCGCCGGGGTATCTGCCCGCTAGCCGCTTTGCGCATGAGAAGCTTATAACCTGCATTCGCAGTCTTGATGGTTTGAGGCGAAGCGACTTTGCCATATGATGGTGCCATCTCTACAGCCAGTGCAGTTATTGCAGCGCGTACCGCATCGGCGGGCAGGTTGCTGTAATTGTCTAGATCATCAGCCAGTGCAACGTTTATAGAGGGATAGCCGGTCAATGCACCTGCCAAAGCCCATTCAGCAAAGAGTGCATTCATGCGCGCCAAGGCATCTTGCAAATCTTCTGGCTGTGCATCGTATGCATATGTACCAAGCCCAATTTCATTGAAGGCTTGTTCGATGATATTGCGCTTGGTCAGTGTCATTTGCTGTTCTCTTTCCTCGCGCCTTGCGTATTTTTCTTAGGCGCGGTCTCAGCCTCAAGGTATGCCTCTTGTGCATCTGCTGGTGTGTCATGCCATCCGTCTTTTTTAGTGGCGGCAATATCTGCCTCATCGACCACGATATAGTCAACGTCGTGACCATGGAGCTTGTGTGGCCCGGGAGCCTTATAGAGCATTTGTGACATATGGTTTCCTCGCTAAAAAAATGGCGAGGGCCGCTAAGCCCCCGCTTTATGGTTTAGGTTTGACCAAACATCATGACGCCTGCGTGTTCAGGCAATAGCAGAGCCGTGCCAAAGAACACGTCCAAGCGATACTTGCACGATAGGTCAAGGATGCTGCCCTGGCGCGTCATAAGTACGGACACGCCTTGGTCAGTTGTTGCGGCCATGGATGTAAGGCCTGCATCAGTAGGAATAACCAAGCGCGATGGCAAAAGCTCAATCGCGCCCTTCCGCCAGAACGGGTTAACCGCCGCCGTGACGGTATTCAAGAACGTGATGGCCGCGCCGTTCGCAGGCGTTGCCGATGCGTTCTTGTATTGCGCCTCTGCATCTGTTGCGCCGCCGCCCGAGATAATCGGCGGGCTGATCTTCACAGTACCTGTACCACCCGCACCGGTCACAATCTCAGTCACGCGGAATGTCTTTAGTTGTCCGGTGTCTTCTTTGGTGATGTGGTGAACAGAGTTGACGCCTGCAATCGTGAAGGCATCGCCAACCTTAACCGCGCCACTGACAACAGCAATCGAAATTGTCTGATAACGGTTATCGACGTTGGTGCGGTTATACCCGTTGCCCGATGCAGAAGTTGCGACGGGCGTGTAATATTGGTTGGCCGCCGAAATTGTAACCGTCGTACCAGCCGCAGCCGTCAGGCGTCGTGCGTAATCAAGTTTGTGTGTTTCAAAGTTCGCTACCTCGCCAACGTAAGATTTTTCGTAAGCACGTGTCGGCTTGTCGTTCATGGTCTGACGTTGTGCCAGGTTACCGGCCATCGAATTGTAGTCACGAGAGGACAGGGCAATATAGCGGCTATCCATCGGGATACCCTGCTCATTCAACATTGCATCCGCCTCGGCAATATCATCATAGCCAGATGCCGCCTGGGTGCGCTTTACGAACTGAGTGCCGCCATTGGCCGCTGTCGTCATAAGAGCGCCGTTGATATCAGATGCAAGCTTTTGCTTGGCCGCGTCGGTCTTGCGTTGCGCCTGCAATGCGTCACGCATTTCACGAGCGTTCAGGGTGAAGTTGCTGGACTTGATTGTGCCGATTTGTGCTGGCACAGAAAGCTGTACGCTGTCGCCAAAATTGGCAGTCTGGTCGATGCCATCAAAGGACTGAGCAATATAGGGAACAGGACGCCAGATAACATCACTGGAACGTTCCGCCTCTTGGTCACCCATGTTGAACTGATCAACCAGCGCAGACATTACAAGCTGGTCATTGAAGCCTTCGAGAAGCGTGTCAAACATGACCTTCTCTTGTTTAGTGAAACTATTTGCCATGGTATGTAGCCTTTATTTTTTGCGAAGCGATTTCTTGTAAGCCAAGACCTTTGTACGGTCGCCCGTCCGGTCTGCCTCGGCTTCAAGCCGCTCCAATTGTTTATCGCTGGAAAGCGCAGGGCCTGATCCGCCTTTGACGCGCTTTTCCGGTGTAGGTTTGGTGGTTCCGGTGACCTTCATGGATGCCTCTATTTGTGCGAGTTGATAGGCGAACGACACAAGGTCAGGCGATCCTGCTAGCTTGGCGGCAACATCGGGGTTCTTACCCAATGCATAGACCAGCAATTCAGGACGCTTCGCATTTGCCACAATGATGCTTTGCTGCGCCGGGCTTAGTGTGTCGCGGACGCTTGTTTCTGCATCCTCGAAGTCACGTGCACCCAAAGCGGCTTTCGCCTCATTGTAGGTTTGCAGGCGGGCATCGTATTTGCTCTGGAATTCCTTTGCCTTTTCGGCTTCAGCTTTCGTTTCAGCTTCTACTTTGCGCTTGGCATCGCTCCACTTGACTAGCTCTTCCTCAAATTTATCGGCGTCATAGTCGAAATCTTCAAGCTTTGGCTTAGGGCCGAGAACGGTTTTCGGTTCTGCTGAAGTTCCTGCGGATAGCTTTGCCTCAAGTTCCTTAATGCGCTTTGCTTGTTCGCGGTTTTTATCGCGGATTGTCCGAATAACCGGCGTTTCTTCCGGCTCATCTTCTTCACCAAGCGATACCGTCAGAACATCTTCGGCCTCAGCTTCCGTCTGTTCTTCCGTTTCCGCGTCGTCGTCAGTCTCAATTTCCGGGGCATCTTCAATTTCGGCTTCCGCCTCAGTGTCTACCACTGGCTCATCAGCCTCAATTTCTGCGTCCAAGATATCGTCGTCGCTCTGTTCTAGGTCCATTGTGTCACCATCTTCTCACACCATTAAGCGGGGGTGCGGAACCCGCGTCTCAGCCGATTGGCTGGGGATTCTGGGAAAGCTTGGCGACCGCGTTGGTTACGCTATCGCGCTCTGCATTCGATATTTCTGCTAGTGTCTTGGCCGCGCGGGCCTTTGCGTACTCGGCATCAGCCAGGGCCTTTGTCGTGTCAGCCTTAGATTCAATCGCTTGTGCATCAGCCTTGCGGGCCTCTGCTTCCAAGTAGACCGCGTTTGGATCGGGCTTTTGCTGTGCCTTCGCATCAGCCATATCTTTGGCTTCTTCGTCGGTTGGCTCAATAACACCAATTTCAACCATCTGTTTGCGGAAATACTTATTGATCTGGCTAATACCCTCGCCCTCCATATTCATGAGGGCAAACGCGCTAACGACCTTCTGATCCTGCGGGTCTGCAAGTAGCGGCAACATCTGCGTAAGCGCCCGCACGGTGCTAGACCGTTTGCTTGCGGATGTTGGGCCAATGTCGATGGTGATATCAAACTTCGCGTTGGCAATGTCAGCCTCGATCTGGGGCTTCCCATCATCACCCAGAACGCGGCGACCCATTTCCACAAATTCAACTTGGTCTTGCTCATCGACCACCTTCATCTTGCGATTGTCGTCGGCGTACAGTTCCGACGCCATGCCAAGCCAGACCTCGGCGCAACGCTGTTCGGCTTTGCCAAAATTCGACATGTAAATGAACGATTGCATGTCTAATCTATTCTGGATTAGCTCAACCGCCTTGCCGGATAGATTGCTCTGGATTTCGTCGCCCTGATCCTGATTGCCTAGAAGGTCGCCAATGTCCTGATCAGATATCTGCAACAGCGCGGCCATGGCTTGCGGCACTTGCGGCGGCTTCGTGTAGCCAACCGGCCCGCTTGGAATTTCATTGCCGTTGGCATCGGTCATCGAATTCAGCAACAGATAGGCTGGTTTTTCGACTGCACTGCCTGCCCATGTGTTTTCATGCCCTGCAATTTGCTCCGGCGTGAATATCGGCGTTTCAATCCCGCCCATAGCCGCTGTTTCCGCAAGAACGGATAGCTGCATATTCTTGAGCCGTTGCGCGTCCTTCACAAGGCGAACGTGGCCCATGAATCGCTCTTTGCCGTCGATATACCAACGCTTTCCAAACATCGGAATAACCGGAATATGCTTGCCTGCTATAAACCCGCAATCTTCGAGAACACCGCCGCCGCTTAGGATATACTTGCGAACCTTCCGGCGCTTTACAGGCTTTACCGATACCCTAATTGTGCCGATATTGTTTAGCTTCGCCGCCAGCTCATCAGTTAATTGTGCCTCAGTATATTTTTCAAAGTCACCGCTGATCGTTTTATACGTGTAAACCTTTTCGGTCACCTCATCGACCACATAGTATTCAGCCACATAGACTAGATCCGGAGTATTCCAGTCGAAAGACGCATCTGTGACAGTGCGGCTCCATGTTTCCGGATCATCATCCCACTCATCAATATATGCCTCACGCGTCATGCCGGTGAGAACAAAGCAATGTTTTGCGTCTGACTTGTCTTGTCGCTTCGAGTTTATGTCGAAATACACCGTACTGTCAGCATCATAGATCGGTTCAAATCTAATGCGTTGGCGGTCATCTTCATCGTCATATTCATCCTCGTATTCAGCCCGCAAACGCCAAGCACCGAAGCCGCCGCCGACGGCTTCCTCGAACGCGTTGTCATAGGCCGCATCAGCACCGCTGTCTTGCTGGTCAGCGCGGTATAGGCCAGCGCATAGGTCTGCCAGCTCGTCACTTTCCTCTCCCGTTTTGCTGATAAATTGCGCTGATACGCGGTTGTTGCGATATTCATTGAATATCTTGATTACAGCCAAGTGGATTTTGTTGACTTCGATCTTTGGCCGGTTGGCGAACTGCTCACCAACGGCACCCTCCCACTGCGCACCGGCAATGCTGTAGAAACGACGATCCCCAAGCGATAGCTCACGGCTCTCATTCTCGACAGTCGCAATACGGTCAAATTCTTCAAGCGCACGTGAATGAACGCCCTGAAGGCGTTGCTCTTTAGTCATTGTCAT